TGCCTTCCGTAACCCACAGGAGATGCGTAAGGCATGTCGTGTGTTGGTACGCAGTTTGAGCAATCTACTAAACTATCAAGACTTCCTATCAATACAGAGTAAATTGGCCAATACAGATTTTGAGCCTCTCGGCGTTGGCATTACCAACCTAGCCTACTGGCATGCTCGTAAGAGTTTCAAATATGGATCTGAAGAAGCACTTGCCGAAGTCAAGCGTTGGATGGAACATCAAGCATACTACCTAACCGAAACCAGTGTGGAATTGGCCCAAGAGCGTGGCCCATGTCTGCGTAGCGAACACACTTATTACGGTCGGGGAGTATTTCCTTGGGAACGTAGAGCAGTAGGTGTCAACGAACTCACTGACTTTACCCCTAGCATGGATTGGGAACCATTGCGTGAACGTATGAAGAAATATGGAATACGTAATGCTACACTCATGGCAGTTGCTCCTGTTGAATCTAGCAGCGTGGTTCTAAACAGTACTAACGGTATTGAAATGCCTATGGAACTGATCAGTGTTAAAGAAAGCAAGGCAGGTAGTTTTGTTCAAGTGGTACCGGAATATCGACGATTAAAGAACCGTTATCAACTCATGTGGGAGCAGACTGACTGTGTTGACTACCTAAAGACATCGGCAGTATTGGCAGCATACATCGATCAAAGTCTAAGCACCAATACATTCTACAGTCCAAGACATTTCAAGGATGGTAAGGTTCCTGGAACATTGATCGCTAAGAATTTAATGTTAGCCTACAAGTGGGGTTTAAAGACCATGTACTATAGTCTGATAGACAAAGTAGGTAGCAAAAATATATTAACCACACAGAGTGATAGGTTAGTAACAGCCGAGCCAGTTACAATATATGATGATGAAGACTGTGAGGCATGTAAATTATGACAGAAATGCCTCAGATCGGCGATGTAGATGTATTTGATAGCATAGCAACAGATGATCTGTGGTGTATGGATAAATTAATTTTATCAAAAAAATTAGGTTATATATGTGATCCTGCAGGAATACCTCCAACTGTGCCCGACTACTATGTAGTGCGGCCTATTATGAATTTAAAAATGATGGGTGTAGGTGCTACAATAAAATATTTGGACTCAGACACAATCCCAGATGGGTATTTCTGGTGTGAGATCTTTAGCGGCAGACATTTGAGTTTTGATTATCATTGGGGCAAACAAACGCTAGCAGTTGAGGGATTTAGAACAGATGCCCTACGTCTAGACAGATTTAGTCGCTGGACGAAAATTGAAGAAGATTTTGAATTACCAGAAATACTGCAAACTGTCGCGGATAGATATTCCTGGTTCAATGTGGAAGTAGTGGGTGATAAAGTTATTGAAGTACATTTTAGATACAATGATGATTTTGCTAATCACAATGCCAACACTATTATACCTGTGTGGAGCGATGAGTTTTACTCTAGTCCTGCAGGAGACAGACTGGGATTTATATTAAAAGATAACATAGGATAAAAGATGAGCATCGCACAATACAATTTAAGCAAACAAACAAACTATCTAAAACGTAAAATGTTTTTGGATCCAGAGGGCCCAGTAACTGTGCAGCGTTTCGAAGAAGTCAAGTATCCACGCATTGCTAAGTTTGAAGAACTGGCCCGCGGATTCTTTTGGGTGCCGGAAGAGATCAGTTTAACCAAAGACAAGATGGATCATAAAGATGCCAGTGATGCAGTCAAGCACATCTTCACCAGTAACCTGCTACGCCAAACTGCTCTAGACAGTATACAGGGTCGTGCTCCAAGCCAAATCTTTAGTCCTGTAATCAGCATACCTGAATTAGAAGCACTTGTTAGCAATTGGAGTTTCTTCGAGACAAATATCCACAGCAAGAGTTACAGTCATATCATCCGCAATGTCTACGGTGTGCCAAAAGACGTATTCAATACAATACATGATACTGCTGAAATAGTAGACATGGCCGCTAGCGTCGGCAAGTACTATGACAAACTACATGAACTAAATTGCTTTAAGGAAATCAATCCTAAGACAGTAAGTGAAGAGGGACATATCAAGGCAATTTGGCTAGCACTTAACGCTAGTTATGCACTAGAAGCATTCCGCTTTATGGTATCGTTTGCTACAAGTTTAGCCATGGTTGAGAATAAGATCTATATTGGCAATGGTAATATTATCAGCTTGATACTACAGGACGAGCTGTTACATGCAGAGTGGACTGCTTGGTTGATCAATAATGTGGTAAAAGACGATGAACGGTTTGCCAAAATAGTTGAAGAATGCCGCGAAGAAGTATATGCTATGTATATGGAAGTCATAGAAGAAGAAAAGGCCTGGGCAGATTACTTGTTCAAGAAAGGTCCAGTGATTGGTCTCAATGCCACTATCCTAAAAGACTTTGTGGATCATACAGCATTCGTCAGACTAAAAGACATTGGTATCAAGTATGCCGAAGAGCATCCACGATCAAGCCCCATTCCGTGGTTCAACAAGCATGTCAACATTGGCAAGAAACAAAGTGCCCTACAGGAAACTGAAAGCACCAACTATGTCATTGGTATTATGTCAGACAATGTCAGCTATGATGAACTACCAGACTTATAAAAGGAAAAAGAAAATGAAAGCCGTATTATGGAGTAAGTATAATTGCCCTTACTGTGATCAAGCCAAGGCATTGTTAACAAGTAAAGGTATCACATTCGAAGAAAAGAAAATCGGAGACGGGTACAGTAAAGAAGAACTGTTAGAAGCTGTACCTAATGCTAGGACAGTTCCACAAATCTTTATCAACGAACAATTGGTAGGGGGATTTACTGAACTTAGGGAGTACTTAAAATGAGCGAGAGTGATTATACCATCGATCTCGATGATAGCTTTCAAATATCGGCGTTAACTACAGCACAAATCCCATCGTTATCTTCTATAACAGGTCCATATACTACTCTTACTTCAGGGCTAGGAGCCAGCGGTAATGCTTCTACTTATCTAGGAGCCAGCGGTAGTAACGGAACTTATATTACTACCAACAGCACCGGTAATGCAATGTGGTCAACTAGTCCTTATATAGCCACCGGCGGCACACCATCGGTACAAATCAAAGGAGATGCCGAGTTTGAAGGTAAGGTTATGATAAACAAACGGGATCTCGGCGAGTTTATGGAAACAATATCCAAGCGGTTGTCCATACTTGTACCAGACCCTAAAAAACTAGAACACTTCAAATCATTACAAAAAGCCTACGACCACTATAAGACTCTCGAAGCCTTATGTGAACTACCAAAAGAAGCCGATGACAAGTGATAATCAAAAATTGTCGGAGTTAGAAAGACAAGTAGCGCAGTTAATGAAACAACTGGCTGAATTAAATCAGCGGGTTAGTTTTTTAGAAAGAGAAAACAATCGTCGTAAAAGCGACATAAACACACTAAGTAACAGAAAAGGATAATATGCTATTACAGAAACCCATTACCTCAGGCACAGTGGTCAGCCTAAAATTGGTCAACGGTGACGAGATCATCGCTCGCTATGATGGTGAAGATGTAGACACGATTAAGATCAATCGTCCATTGGCATTGACCATGGGAGCACAGGGACTGGGAATGATTCCCTGGTTATTCCTAGGCGAAACAGAAACTTTTAATCTCAAAAGAGAACATGTGTTTGTAATGGTCACTAGCAAGAAAGATGCCGCTGATCAGTATACCCAGGGAACTACAGGAATAGCACTAAGCTAAAAGGAAAAATCATGTCGCTAACCCCAGACGATTTAATAAAAGTAGACCAGATCAGTTTAAAGAGAAGTTTAGTTCTATTCCAGACTTGGCTCAAGGATCACAAGTATACTACATCTGCGAGTGTAGAAATTGAGGGTCAGAAAGGTTCGAGAGAAGCTAGTGGCCTAGAACTAATGTTCCAGGCCCTAATAAGTGGGGTGACATACGCTGCTGGTTCTCTCGTTGATGCGGTAAAGGAATATAACAAATCAGGATTATTGCCTGGGGATACTATAGGCTTCCAGCCGAATCTTATTGATGTCGTTAATGAAGAAACTGGTGAAATTTATCAAATAGAAAATCCAGATGGATCTGGTGTACAATACACAATCCCCGGTACACTACGTACATTATACACTGACATAGGCAATTCAATTAGTTCTTCAAATGCTAGTTTTGCAGCAAAAGTGGATCCAGACCTACTTGATACTACGGTCGTTGGGATGTGTAAAAATCCTGCCTTTGATGCTGTAACTGAAGCTAATACTACGTTGACTGAAGCATCTGCAACAAATATAAAAGCAGACGCAGGAGGAGTATGGAAAGCAGCAGTTGACAAATATAACTCCTTTACCGATGCCCTAAGCGGCGTGTCCGTAGGCACCAATGGATATACGCTAGGCGACGCTTTTAACGCTGCCAAGGGATATGTAACTGACCCGACCAATCCTTTTAATTCGGCAGTATCAAAGATAACAGGTATAAAGCAGTTTACTCCGGCTGATTTCGCAGGAAGTCTAGTCAAGCAAGAACTTTTAGATACATTTAATACCGACGTAAGAGCCTATACCGATGCGCTTGCTAACCCTGCGATTACAGCACCGCAACTGGCTGTCCTAGAAGCAAAGGTTGATACTTCTGCTCAGGCACTTAGCGATCAAGTGGATCTAGACAACGCAAATTATCTAGCACATCTGGCACAACAAAGTGCTATAGATAATATCGCTAAAAGCGCCACTCAGTATAATGAAGCACCTGATGAATATAAAGATCTCTATGCGTCCACATTAAGCGACCCCGGAATGGCCATAGGACTCAGTGACAATATAAACGCAGGTAAACAATCGCAGAGCGATGCTATAAACGGTGTACCAGCTTGACATTAAATAACTATGCTTTCGCAGGGGCAAGTTCGCGTAGCGGATAGCAGTGGGTGAGATACCCATAAGCTCGGCAGAGGCACTACACGCCCTGGGAAGTCTGTCAACTTATAAAAATGAATATCATACAAGACATTGATTCTATCCTGTTAGATCTAACGCCAAAACAAATTGATATAATTAATAGGG